CTACAGGCATGGCTGCATTGCTGTCACCAACATTCATATCTGCTATAGAGGCAAATCGTTGACCACTTTGAACCAATAAACCGAGCAGTTGGAATAACACGTTGCTTGGCTCTTTGTATGGCAATGGCATTAAAGAATCGCGCAAAGCTCCGCCCGGAGCATCTACGTCTCTAAACTCACCCGGTTGCAACGGCGAGGCTTCATCTCTTATTCTTATGCCTCTGGCTTTAAAACCTGCTGGTAAATTAGACAATGTACCTGCATCAATTAATTGTCTTAAAATCGAGGTTGATGCCTTAGATATGCCACCAATCATGTGAGCAAGACCTAATCCATAAAAACCTAATCCCGGTAAGAATTTGTATTGGATAAAATAATTTATCTTGTTCTTAACTGGGTCTTCTGGCTCGTAATTTCTTCTTATAGACAATACTTGTTGCGATGATTCATCAATTGTAATGATGTATGGGAGCTTTAATCCTGTTAATTCGCCCGTTTCATTTACGTCTTCAAAACCTTCTATGTCTTCTACGGTATGAATTTCGTAAAGTTTTCTTTGGTCATCGTCACTGTAATCAGGCTCGATTCCTTGAATTTCATCAATCTCTTCCTTAACGCTGTCTCTAATGTCAACCGTGCTACTAGTAAGCTCTGTTTCCATGTAAAAACCTGAAAGCTGTAATTTCTTTAATTCATTGCTGCTCATTGAGACAATGTGTGTAACTCTTTCTGCGCTTAGTAAATCTGTGGCTTGATAAGGAACCAGTAAATCTTCGGCAGGAACAAACTTAGATACAGGTCTTCTTAATGCCGCATCGTAATAAACTTTCTTGAATGCACTTCCTGACAAGGGTAGATAAAACAATAATTGGTCAAGCTCGGGGTCATACTCTGGCATTTCGTTCATGATGTAATAATTCATAAACTCAGCAACTCTTTCAGCTTGCATTTCTACGGTAGCATCTCTTTGTCCAACAATTTGTGTCTTGACTGGACCGCCTGCTGGCAATAGTTCTTTGTATGCTTGCGCTTGGAATTGGGTGACACTTTCTGCCAATATTGGGTGAATTACTCCTGAAGCACCCTCAAACGGCTGACTTCTTTGCTCGTCAAATCTCATGCCTAGATATTTTAAACCGTCTGTGTAAGTTTTTTCCCAGTCTCTTCTGGCTTCTCTGTCGCTATCCACGTTGTTTATATGCTTGGATGCAATAGAGCCTAGGATATTATCGTCTAAGTATTCTGCTAAATTAGCGTCAAAAGGAATATCTGGCTGCTCTTCTTCTTGTGGCTCGCCAAATTCTATGCCGTCTTCTGAAATAGTAACCTCGTATGCGTCTAATAGCTGCTCATCAAAAGTGGGAGCCTCAGCCTCAATTACAACTTCTGCGCCCTGATCTATTATGTCAGGATTACCTTCTGTGCCTAATTTTCTTTCTATTGCCATTTTATTTTCTATTTGCCATTAAAGATTGTGATAATTCTTTTATATTCTTATTCATTGAAGGCATATTGCCCACAATAGTAGGATACATTATTTTTCTATCCAGTTCAGCTTCGCTTGGATTTTTGTAACCCTCGATTGCGCCAGAGTCAATTAAAGGTTTAAATTTTTCAACAATTTGCTGAGGTGACATAATTGTTTTTGTTTCAGGGTCGTAGCTTGGCAGTAAATATTCTTTGCCGTTATATTCTAATCCAACTATTTTCATAGTTACAGTTTCACCGCCTCTCATAGAAGCCTCTAACCCCTGATTGCCGTCAGAAACAACATCGTTATGATAGGATTGTAAAAAACTTTTGTTTTTTGTAAATCTTTCACCGTTTTGTTTGTTTTCAATCATTTTAATAATAACTTAATTCTTTCCTGTCAAATGATACCTCATCTTGATAGTCTGTGCCTAGCTCTATCAAGCCACCTTGTCTAATTCTCATTAGTGCCATGGTTGCGGAATCAGCAAAGTCATCGTTTTCTCCGTAGGGAAAAGATGCCATTTCTTCTATTACTTCTTCTGCAAAAGCATCTTCTGTTGCCCATACCATGCCGCTTTCAAACATAGGTGACACAGAGTTCATTCTGGCTATTTTATCTTGCCCTCTGCTTGGAGAGTAAGATTGTACCGGTATGCCTATTTTTCTAAGCTCTTGTGTTAAAGGCGTGCCACTTGCCTTGGCTTCAATTAATACTATGTCAGGCTCCCAGTATTTGTATTCTTCTAAAGCCACTTTTTTTAACTCTGGAAAATCTACACGGTGCCTTGATGCATCCAATAATATTACGGCATTTTCAGTTCCGTCTTCTGGGTCAAATATTCCCCATGTGGTTATTGCTGAATAATCGGCTGTTTCTTTTGCGCTAAAAGCCGTGTCATAACTTTGAATGATGCATTGACAGTCTGGTATGCCTTCTTTTTCCCAAGTCTGCCACCACTCACGTTTTATTATTGAGCCAGATTCGGCTGTTGGGTTTTGCATCCATTGCGCGTTCCATTTAGAAATTGGCAGAGATGCCTTTACGCCTAACAGTTCTTCTTTCTTCCAGAACTCACCCCACAAAGGTTCGTCTGTTTCTGGCATGATTGCAGGAAACTCAACCAGCTCCCATTGATCTGCGTGTTCTTCGTTTTGTCTTTTTAATAATCTTCCTGCTAAGTCTTTGGTTGACCATCGCGTCATTACCAAAATGATAGTACCACCGGGTTGCAACCTTTGACGTGGACCTGACGTATACCATTCCCAAGCACCATCCATTGCAGTTGGAGACATGGCATCTTGCTCAGAATGCGGGTCATCAATAATTAACAGATCAGCGCCACGACCTGTAATTGCACCACCAACACCAGAATAGAAAGCTTCTCCGCCGTCACTGGTTGTCCACCTGCCTGCTGATTTGTTATCGCCAGAAAGAGTTATGTTGGGAAAAACAGTTTGATAATCTTCGGAGTCAATAATGTTTCTTACTCGCCGACCAAACCTCACGGCTAATTCTGCTGTATGGGTTGCTTGTATAATTTTTAAACTAGGGTTTAGACCCATCATCCAAGCTGGCAAAAAGGTAGAAGCAAATTCTGATTTAGAGTGTCTAGGCGGAAGGCAGACAATTAATCTTTTAAGCTTGCCTTGCGCTATGCGGTTAAACTTCTCTGCAAGAATTTTGTGATGCCGACCCATAATGAATCCTTGCCACATCATTTGCACAAACTCTAAAAAATCATCTTTGCACTTTTCTCTGCTTTTAATGTTCTTCCATTTATCAATAAGAGTTAAGGCTTCAAGTTGCTCGTCTTTTGACAGAACATCAAAAGATTTTATTTTCCTAAATTAAGCATCAGGCGGGAAGTTGATATGTATATTCGTGGGAAACAATCTCAACTTCCCTAGACATGAAGTTGTAGGTGAGAGGAGATATGTACAAATACCCAAACAACATGTCATATTGCATTTTTACACACATTTATATGTCTGACCATTCCAGTCCTTCAAAAAGTTTGGCTTCAGCTTCTCTTCTTCTGACAAGTCCTTCTAAAACTTTGCCTCCAGCCTTGTTCCAACGCTTAATTTGATTAGGTACTTCATCCCAATCTTTTTCATTTATTTTGGTTAGCATCGTACTGCTATTAAGATTTGTAGGACCTAAGTTGTATGTCCACGCCGTAAGAGCATCAAATTGATTTTGCTCCAAATCAACTTTTACCGCATCATTTACATAGCCACCGTATTCATGCAGCTCTTCTTCAAGCCAAGCATCGGCTTGTTCTTGTGTGCAAGTATCACCAGCTTTTACTCCTTTAGTTCTGCCATAAGCAATGGTTAGGACATCCACGGCATCGTAATAGGATTCTAGTTTACAGCCTTCAAATTTTTTGATTAAAGCTATTCCTTCGTTTGATATATTCATTTACTTTCCTTTGTTGTGGTAACTTTTTTATAATAAACAACTACTTCTTGCAACTCACTAATGTATCTTTTTAGCTCTTGAGTGTTGTATGCCATTAACTCATAGTCGGTAACAGACATAGCCAAGAAAACAACGCTACCACTTTCTTTTTCTATGCGCGACAAAAATTCTTCTATGTTTTTGTCGGATACAACATACCAATAAGGGTCGTTTAAAGATATGGCTCTGGGCATAACAGGTTGTGCTATAGATCGCTCTATAGGCTTAGAAATAATTTCTACTTGCTGCCTACTCGGAAACAGGCTGCAACTGGAGATTATCGTCAAGACTGTCAATAGCCCTGCTAATTTCCTCGATGTTGTCAAATACTTTCTTTGTTCCATTGTTTACCCTCTTTTCTATTAAATTTGGTTTAGCTATGGCTAGCTTGGTTAAATTGTGTCTTTTAAATATATCCAGATAACGGGTCATTTCTTGTTCGATTTCGTTGTTTCTTTTTTGTATTTCAAGCAAGCCTTCAGTTTGTGTTTTAAAATCTTGTTGCAAGGTTTCTATGGCTTCTTTTTGCTCTTTGTCTCTTAGTTCAAATGCTTGATTTAATTCAGCCAGTTTAGAGTTTTCATTCCAAAGAAAAAGAGTAAGCAACCCTAGCGCCGTTAATATGCCCAATAAGATTCTACTCATTGTGTATTTTTACTCATGCAGGACCGCCATTCACTTTGATTAATTTCATTGGGGTAGCTTGTGTATAACTTTGACCTGCAATGCTCAAAGTTAGAATCTTGAGAATCGCTTGTAACAGGAACAGAGGCAAAACTAGTAAGCAAGA